TCGCTTCGGCGAGGCTGACCGGAGGCTCAGTCGGCCCCGTGATAAGCGAAGGCGCAATCATCGCGCTTACTGCGGCGGGTTGGCGGTCGGGGCGCGCTCGGCGTGACCGAGAACCCAGACGCCGGCGACGAAGATGTTGCCGCTGTCGTTGCCGGCCGGGGTGATCGTCACCCGCACATAGCGCTTGATGCCGGTGTAGCCGATCTTGCGGCACTCGTTGTCATCGGCGAAATCGAAGCTCGCCAGCGCTTCCGTCCCGGTCAGGTATTCGTCGGCGACGGCGACATAGCCGCTTCCGGATGCTTCGCTGTCCTCGACCAGAACCGTGAACGTCGCATTGGCGTCGGTGTTCGCGCCGTTCATGATCGCGAAAACGCAAGAGCCATAGCCCTTGGTATCGCAGACTTCGGAGACGATTGCCGTGTTGTCGGTCCGCGCGGCCTGCGGAGAAATCCCGCGCACAAAATGCAGGTTGTTCGCCAAATCGGTCATCTGCCGATTTCCTTTCGATCAGGGAGTTTGGGAAGAAGAATGGCGGCTGACCTCAGGTCAGCCGCCACATCCGTTAGGTGCCGAACTTGAGGAACTTGAGCGCCTCGAAATTCACGACCGCGCCGCCGGTGCGCTTCGCGGTGTAGAACTTCACGTAGGGCTTCGACGTGAGGTTGTCGCGGATCACGCGAACGCCCATCCGATCCACGATCTGGTAGGCCGCCGCCATGTTGCCGAAGGCCAGCGACAAGCTGTCCGTCGCCAGAGCGGGCATGTCGTCCATGCGCGCGACCGGGTAGCCCATGATCGTCTCCGGCTGGCCGGCGATGAACGAGGGCTGCCAGAGATAGTTGTTCTGGCCGTCCTTGAACTTCCGGATCGCGGTCACAACCGCACGGCGCGTGAACCAGGCGGCGCCGGCAAGATACTCATCCTTCAGGCAGCCCATGACGTCGTAGAGCTTGTCGCCCTTTGCAGACGCGGCGAAGTCACCGTTCACGCCAGTGACCACATGCCCGATGGTACCCCACGTCACGCCGCTGCCGGAGTCAGCCGCCGTGGTGTAGCCCGTGATGCCGCGGATCTTGTTCGCGGAGCCGGTGACGAATTCGGCGTTCTCGAAGCGGCCGAGCTTCTCGCCGACTTTGCCCGCAAGCCACGACTCGATGTCAACCGCGGCATCGTCGAGAAGCTGCTGGGTCGCCTTGGGCTCGGTGTCGATCCACCAGACCGGGATGCGCCACTTCCCGACCTGCGAGGTCGTGGTGTCGCCGGACGTTCCATGCTCACCAGCGTACCCGGCACCCGCTTCGCCGGTGTCCTCGATGCCTTCCAGAGCGTCCGTGGTGATCGCCTGGACGCTCGCGTACTGACGGATCGGGCTGGTCTCGAAAACCTTCTTGACGATCCGGCCGGTCACGTCCGGGGTGACGAAGTAACCGCCGTCCGGCGCAGAGCCGACCGAGAGCGTCTTGAACTCGGCGTCGGAAAGGGCGCGATCGCCGTCAACCATCCAGCGATTGAAGGCGCCCTTGTATTCGTCGTAGCCCTTGTCGTCGATGGGCGTGAAGGACTGCTGGCGCGCCACCGCAGCGGACTTCGCCGTCGCGTTGAACTCCTTGAGTTCGAGGACGCGCTGCGCGCTTTCCTTGGTGCCGGAAATGCCGAGGCGATTGAACTTCGCCTCCAGGTCTTCGCGCTCCTTCGCCTCCGCCTTCATGGCGGCCTCAAGCTTGGCCTTCGCCTCGACGGCGTCGTCGAGCGACTTCTCGATGCGCGTCAGCTTTTCGGCGGTGAGCGCGTCGTTCTTCTTCAGCTCTTCGTGCGTCGCCTTGAACGCCTCGAAGGCCTCGCCCTGCTTGTCGAGCAGGCCTTTGAACTCGGTCATGTCCATTGTCTTTTTCCTCTACGGTGACAGGATGGCGGTGTTGCGGCGGATCAGTTCCGCCAGTTCGCCCGCAGCGCCTTCATCGCGAAGGTCCGTGATCGGTGCCGACGCATCGCGCGCCAGCCAGTCCTTGAGGCCCGAGACCGCCTTCACGGCGTCCGCTCGCGAGAGACCCTTCATCCGAAAGGCGGCCTCGATCTCGCGAATGTCATCCTGGCCGAGTTCGGCCAGCGTTTTCACGCCCGTCACGCGGGCGCTGTCCAGCATCGGGAAGCTGACGAGGCTGATCTCGCGAAGATCGACCTCCTTCAGGATGCGTGCGTTTTTCGCACGGTCCATCTGGTCGGCAATCGTGACAAAGCCGATTGAGAGACCGTCGAGCGCGCCTTCCTTCAGGTCGATATAGGCGTCCTTGGCGAGTTGCTTTTCCATGAGAAGCCGGCCCTTCACGATGAGGCCCTTGCTGTCCTCTGCGATCTGCTCCCACACGCCGACGCGGTTTTCAGAGCGGTGATCGGTCAGCATCTTGATGCCGCGAGCGCCGCGCGCCTTGACCGATTTCTTGAACGCACCGCGCGACACGATATCGCCGCCGTAGTCCTTCTCATCGAATACGGATGCATAGCCTTCGATCACGCCGGAATCGGACAACGATTTCACGTCCAGCGCGAGAGCGCAGGTGCTGGTCCGAAGTGTCATTTCAGATTGTCCTCTCAGGCCGCAATCAGCCAGAATTCATTGTCTTGGCGCGTGATCACGCCGCGCCTGTTGGCGTATCCCGTCGCCTCAAACTCACTGGTCACCGCAATCTCAGCGGCCATTGAGCCGACGCCGCCAGGCGTGCCGGTGAGCGTGGCGTTTGCAGTCATCTCGGCTTCAATCCAGCCAGGTATTGCCGCCGCTACTCTGCGGCGCTCACCTTCAATTGCGCCGCGTCGTCTGCGCCGCGTGGCGATTGCCGATGTGCCGGAACCGCTAGGCGCGGGCGGAGGAACAACCGCAGCAGCCACATTTGTCAGCGCGCCGGTGAGCGTGGCGCTCGCGACCATGGCGCACGCCATAGACCCGGCAGGCGCTTCCTCGCCCGGCCCGAAATAGTCGCTGCGCCAATAATCGGAACCGAAATAGGCCCCTGCCATCCGATCAAGCCGTCAGATCGTAGGCAATTGCCGTCCGGTCGCCGTCCGCTTCCACCGTCGCGACGATGCGATTCTTGCTGTCTGCCACCGCGTTGCGGATCGTGATCGTTCCCGTGCCGCCGCCCGAAATCTTGCCTGCAACCGCCGCCGTTATCAGCTTCAGCGCGCCGTCGAGTGTCAGCCCCGGCTCAATCTCGGTCGCCAGCAGTTCCGCGCTGAATGTCTGCGCATCCAGGATCACCGCCGGGATGATTTCGCATTCCATAGAGCCGGTCGCGTAGCTCGTGATTGAGAGCCCGCCCGTTCCCGTCATGGCCGAAATCGCGAACCCGTCCGCGATCAACGCCGCCGTGAGCGTTCCCGATGCAGACAGGCTTGCCGCCGCAGCGAGGGCCGCGACCACATTGGCCGATAGCGTGCCGGTCGCGGCGATCTCGCATAGCCCCGAGACGACAAGCGCGCCGGTTCCGGTTAGAAGCCCCTCGCCTGTAATCGCGGCATCACCGTTGACGCCCCGCGCGCCCGCGCCAGTGAGCGCCCCATCTCCAAGCATCTCATTCCGGCTGGCCAGCGCGCCCGGCTTCATTGGCATAAGCCATGCTACCGGGTGACGCGCGCCGGACGGGATACCCGCCTTGGTATCCGAAATCCCCTGCCCTGCGCTTGAGTTGCGCAGATCGCCGCGTCCCCACATGCCGCGCTCGGTCGCCACTGCCCCGCCTATATGGCGAAGCGGCATCTGTGCGATCAGGAGTCCGGACTGCTTCAGCCCCATCCGAACTCTGTTCCGCCGTAGAAATTCGTGTTTGCCGCCGTCGCTGCGCCGGCAAAGTAAAGCCACGTCAGGCACGCGCCATCAAACACGCGCGGAAGGCTCGGCAGCTGGTTGAGCAAGTCGCGCTCGGCGGCGACCGACGCCGTAGTGAGCGGCAACGTCAGCAGCGGCCTAGCAAGAACGAGCGCCATCGTCCCGGTGTTCGCCGCGCTCATCGTGACCGATGCCACGTTGCGGACGCCATAATCGCCATTCGCCAACGGCAGGAACGGGCCATAGTTGTTCGCCGCCGTGCCGCTCGTCGGGATGTGGCCGACAACAGACGACGCCGTCATCGCGACCGTCACCGGAAGCGTGTTGCCCGTGTTGCCGCTTTCATCCGTGTAGCTGCACGCGAAGTTCTGTGCCGTCGCGCCGTTGACCGCTGTCAGAACGGGGAATAGCCGCAGGCCGACGCCATTCGCATAGCGAGGCGAAGGCGTGCCAGAGAGCGTCTGCGCCGATGTGGTGTTGCACGAAATCGTCGGCCAGTAGCCCTGCATATCAATGAGCAGCAGCGTGCCGGGAACGCCCGTCGCAACTGCCGTCACCGCCATCGTGTTGAGGATATGCTTGGTATCGGTCGAGACGTTGCCGCCGTGCCGCAGCCCGAAAATCTGCGTCCCGTTACCCGTCGCCTCGTCGCAAGCCGTGTAGGTCAGCGCGGTCCCAGACCATGCGTTCGCAACCGGCGAGCCGCCAAGTCCAGAAAAATCATACCAGCGGCCAGCCGTATAGGCAGAGCCGCCCGTGATCTTGTTCCAGTCAGCGCGCCAGAACTTGCCGCCGGTGATCTCTGAAACAAGATCATCCATGCTCGTGAAAGCCATGCGCTACCTCCAGACGAAATCGAATTGGCCACGAAGCGTCACCGCAGTGCCAGCTTGAGCCGTGCAATAGATCAGGTTGAGATAGGCACCGGGCTTAATCTCAGGCTCACGCCCCATCTGCCGAAACTGCTCAACCTCGTTAGCCGTCACCGCCTCGCGCAAGCTCACCGTCGCCAGCGGGCGCACGAGAACCAGGGCGAAGAACCCGCCCGCGCCGGCCGCCAGCGTTACCGCCTCAATCGACCGGACGCCCGTGTCGCCGCTCTGCAATGGCAGAAACGGCGACGCGCTACCCGATGCCGTCGAGCTGTTGCTCGCGCTCATAATCGTTCCCACAACAGACCCGAAAAGCACCGCGCTTGTCGATGTCCGCCCAGCTACGCCGTCCTGGTTCGTATAGCTCACCGTCAATACGGCATTCGTAGCCATCGGCGTCGTGATAACGCCCATCATCTGAACGCCAGCGCCGTCCGTGTAGCGCGGCAGCGTCTGCGCATTGTCCAAATCCTGCTGCGCCGTATCGTCGCCGTCAATCAACGGGTAGTGCATCAGGTAGTCACACAGAACGAACGTCGCCGGGGTCAGCGTTCCGCTCGTGCTTTGCAGCAGCATCCGGTGAAGATGCTTTGTCTCACCAGCCTGCACTGCCGGGCCGCAGTAAATCCCGTCATTGCCGGAGCCCACAAACGGCGTCGCCGCAAACTGCGTACCCACATAGGCGTTATATTTTGGCGTCCCCGCGCCCATCGACATGTCGCCCCAGCGGTTCGCCGTGAATGATGCCGGACCGCCAGTCTTGTGAATGAACGATGTCCAGTTTTTCCCGTCTGTGTCCGCCGACGCGGCCAGCGCAGAAAGGTTACGGAAGCTCATCCGCAGTTCCCTCTACGCCGCCATCTGGATGCAACTCGCACGGGACAGGGTTTCCGTCCTCATCCTCTTCAAGAACGCCGCTGCAATGTGCGCACCTGAATGCCATCGTCAGTCCAGCGTGAAGGCCAGCGCCGATGCAGCGAACTGGGGCTGAATGCCCGACGAAACCGCCAGCGGAGACGAGAGTGCACCGCTGACAATGATCTGGCCGGCGCCGCTCACCGCCGTTCCGATAGCCGCGTGCGTAATCGTGTTCGAGCCTCCAGTGCACTG